GGTTTGGATGATATTTTAAAAGGTGGTATTGGTAGAGGAGAATTAGGTATGATTTTAGCACCAACGGGTGTGGGTAAATCAACCATTCTTTCTAAGTTTGCTAACACAGCAGCTAACACAGGTCATGGTGTAGTTCAAGTATTTTTCGAAGATACTGTTACACAAATAAAACAAAAACACATGACTGTTTGGTCAGGTTTAAGTTCTGATGAACAATTGGAGACTGTGGACAACAAAGCGTTTGCAATTGGTAAAACAAAAGAAGTGATCGAGGGTGAAAACTACGGTGTACTTAAATTTATTAAGATGCAGAATGGTAACGCCACTGTTGGTGACATCAGACGAAAACTATTGAAACTTCAATCACAAGGAATGAAGATTGATATGTTAGTTTTAGATTATGTGGACTGTCTTATTGCTGAAAGAGGTGGTAGAGGTTTTGATGAAGAGTGGAAAGGTGAAGGTGGTATTATTAGACAACTTGATGCCATGGCCTCTGATTTAAACATTGCGTTATGGACCGCATCTCAAGGTAACAGAGGTTCTATTTCTGCGGATATCGTTAATATTGATGATATGGGTGGATCTATTAAGAAAGCACAAACAGCACATATTATTATATCAGTTGCAAAAACTCTTGAACAAAAGGAAAACAAGAGAGCAAACATGACAATAGTTAAATCAAGAATTGGTAGAGACGGGGTTACATTTAACAATTGTCTCTTTGATAATGAATACATGAAATTCGATCTTACCGAACAAGATACATTACTTGGTCATGAGATGAAAAAACGTGAAAGTGGTTTACAAAGAGCTGCAAGTTTATACAAACAAACACACGGTTTAAACAATTAATAATTAAAATTTATAAAGATGACAGAAAAGATTTTACAAGAAAATCCGGGACGTTTTGTCCTTTTTCCAATCGAACACCATGATATATGGCAGTTCTATAAACAACAAGAAGCATCCTTTTGGACTGCAGAAGAAATTGATCTTATGCAGGATATTAGTGATTGGTCAAACAAGTTGAATGATGATGAAAAACATTTCGTGAAACATGTATTGGCGTTTTTCGCAGCATCTGATGGTATCGTAAATGAGAACCTTGCAGAGAATTTTGTGAATGAGGTACAATATACTGAAGCGAAATTCTTCTACGGTTTCCAAATTGCGATGGAGAATATCCATAGTGAGACATACTCATTATTGATTGATACCTACATTAAGGATAAAGAAGAACAAAATATGTTATTCAATGCAATTGAGACCATTCCTGCGATCGAAAAGAAAGCAAGTTGGGCACTTAAGTGGATTGAGTCACCAAGTTTTGCGGAAAGATTAATCGCGTTTGCTGCTGTTGAGGGTATTTTCTTTTCAGGATCATTCTGTTCAATCTTTTGGTTAAAGAAACGTGGATTAATGCCGGGTCTAACCTTTTCAAATGAACTTATTTCAAGAGATGAAGGTCTTCACTGTGATTTTGCTTGTCATCTTTACAATAATCATATTGAGAATAAATTGACCCCTAAAAGAATTAAAGAAATTATTCTTTCAGCATTAGAAATTGAAAAAGAATTTATTCTTGAGGCGTTACCTGTTAAATTGATTGGTATGAACTCAGACCTAATGGCTCAGTATTTAGAATTCGTTACTGATAGATTATTAGATTCATTAGGTGTTGAGAAACATTTCAATTCAGAAAACCCTTTTGATTTCATGCAAAATATAGCACTCCAAGGTAAGACTAACTTCTTTGAGAAGAGAGTTGCTGAATACCAAAAGGCGGGTGTGAATAAAGAAGCCGATGAGGATCTGGATTCTGCGTTCGGTGATATGGACTTTTAAATCATTGAATTAAGATGAAGGTAAAAAAGAGAGACGGTTCCTTAGAGGAAATGAGATACGATAAGATCACAAGGAGAATTTCTGCCTTGTGTTCTGATTTAAACTTAGAATATGTAGATCCAACATATATTACTTTGAAAGTTACTCAAGGTATCTATGATGGTATCTCTACGACGGAGTTAGATACATTAGCGGCGGAGACCGCAGCATCTATGACAACAACACATCCTGACTACGCGAAATTAGCGGGACGTGTTGCGGTCACTAACTTACATAAAACAACACCAAAAAAGTTTTCACAATCAATAAAGGAATTGTATTCATTTATTGAACCGAGAACTGAAAAAGAATCATCGTTGATTTCTGATGAATTACATGATTTTGTAATGAAGAATCGTGCGGTTATTGATGGTGCAATTGTACAGGAAAGAGATTTCGAATTTGATTATTTTGGTTTTAAAACCTTAGAAAGATCTTACCTATTAAAGATTGGAAATAGAATTGTTGAAAGACCTCAGTACATGTATATGAGGGTTGCTTTAGGTATCTGTAAGGGTGATCTTGAAATGGGATTACGTATTTATGATGACCTATCACAACACTTCTATACTCACGCAACACCGACATTATTCAATGCGGGTACAAGAAGAGCCCAAATGTCTTCATGTTTCTTAATTGGAAATAAAGGTGATGATATCGGTGGATTATTCGATACACTTAAAGATGTTGCTAATATTTCAAAATGGGCTGGTGGTATCGGACTTCACGTACATGATGTAAGAGCAAAAGGTTCTTACATTAAAGGTACAGGTGGAGAGTCTGATGGACTTATTCCAATGATGAAAACATATAACGAAGTTGCAAGATGGATTAACCAAGGAGGTAAAAGAAAAGGTTCTTTTGCAATCTATTTAGAACCATGGCACTCAGATGTTTTTGATTTCATTGATTTAAGAAAGAACCACGGTAAGGAAGAAATGAGGGCAAGGGATTTATTCCTTGCAATGTGGACACCTGACCTGTTTATGGAGAGAGTGAAGAATGATGAGGATTGGACTCTATTCTCACCTGATGAGGCACCAGGACTTTCAGACGTTTACGACTCCCCCGAATCAAAAGACTTTACTGAATTGTACACTAAGTACGAACAAGAAGGTAAGGGTAGACGAGTTGTTAAAGCGAGAAAGTTAATGGACGCAATCCTAACAGCTCAAATTGAAACAGGTACTCCATATATGTTATATAAGGATGCCGCTAATGCGAAGTCAAATCAAAAGAATTTAGGTACAATTAAGTCATCTAACTTATGTACTGAAATTATTGAGTACAGTTCACCAACTGAACAAGCGGTTTGTAACCTTGCATCTATTGCATTACCTAAGTACATCATTGATGGTGAATTTAGTCATCAATTACTATATGATTATGTTTACCAAGTGGTTAGGAATTTAAATAATGTGATTGATGTTAATTTTTATCCAACAGAAGAAACTAAAAGATCTAACTTTAGACACAGACCTATTGGTCTTGGTATTCAAGGATTAGCAGATGTTTTCTGTATGTTGAGATTACCATTCGAAAGTGAATCAGCTGATCAGTTACAGACAGATATTTTTGAAACTATCTACTTTGCGGCGATGACTTCATCAAAAGATTTGTCCAAAGAAAACGGTCCATACGAGAGTATTTCGGGGTCACCTATTGAAAAAGGTATCTTCCAATACCAAATGTGGGGACTTAAAGATGGTGAATTATCAGGAAGATGGGATTGGAAATCACTTAGAAAAGAAGTTGTTAAATTCGGTGTGAGAAACTCATTATTACTAGCACCAATGCCAACCGCATCAACAGCACAAATTCTTGGTAATAATGAGGCGTTTGAACCATTCACATCTAACTTATACTCAAGAAGAACGTTGGGTGGTGAGTTTATTGTAATAAACAAACACCTTGTTAAAGAACTCATGGATTCGGGGTTATGGAATGACGATATTAAGGACAAACTAATTATGGAAAATGGTTCTGTTCAGAATATTCCTGAGATCCCGACCGAAATAAAGGAGATTTATAAGACTGTTTGGGAGATGTCACAAAAGACATTGTTGAACATGGCGGCCAGAAGATCCGTATTTATTGATCAATCACAATCACTAAACTTGTTCATTAGTAATGCAACTAAAGCGAAACTATTGGCGGCACATTTACATGGGTGGTCATTAGGATTGAAGACGGGTATGTATTATCTAAGAACTCGTTCGGCGGTAGACCCACTTAAAGGTTTAGGTATTAATACGAGTAAAAGTCAACCTAAACCACAAGAACAAGTGGAACAAGTCAAAGAACAAATGGATAGTCCTACGGTCACATCTAATTCGTTAATAAGTGACAATAAGGAACTTGAAATGGTTTCACAACCAACAATAAGACCTGATGATTCACCCTTCGAGTGTGAAGGTTGCGGTTCTTAATTTATTTTTTTGACTCATTTTTTTAAACCCCTCGTTTTCGAGGGGTTTTTTATTTACACTCATTTTACTAATGAATATATTTATAGGTATGGCAGTAACATACGGTATTGACTTTCCTTTTAGAGAAAGTCCGACAGGAGATTATTTAAAAATGACCGCAACCCCCGAAAGAGAGGTTAGGGCTAACCTTATTCACCTTATTTTAACTAAGAAGGGGAGTAGGTTTTACCTACCGGATTTTGGTACAAGAATATATGAATACATTTTTGACCAAAATGATA